ATGTTCGTGTGGCTGAATACTACGAAGTAGAGCAAGTACCTGACAAGCTTGGCGCTGTCGAGATGCCTGATGGTTCGGTGAAAATGGTTCGCCGTTCCACACTTGAGCCAGATCAGCAGAAGATGTTCGACGCTGACAAAAGCATGAAGAAGCGCACGATCAAGACGAAGAAAGTCTGCTGGTATCTGCTGGCCGGTAATACCGTGATTGATCAGAAAGATATCGTTGGCAAGTACATTCCGATTGTTCGCGTGCTTGGCGAGGAAACGATTGTCGAGGGAAAGCTTGACCGTAAAGGTCATACTCGTGCACTGAAAGACCCTCAGCGCATGTACAACTACTGGACATCCAGTGCGGTTGAGTTCGTGGCATTGCAGGGGAAGCAGCCCTATATCGCACCGGCAGAAGCTATTGAAGGCTTCGAGAACTATTGGGCTACGGCTAACACTGTAAATCACGCCTACTTGCCATATAACGGCATGGACGAGGCAGGAAAGCCAATCAACCGGCCAGAGCGGCAACAACCTCCTGTGATGGCCCAAGCCTATATCAGCGGCATGCAGAATGCTTCTGAAGAGATGAAGATGGTCAGTGGTCAATATGACCCGACTATGGGCGCTAATCCACAAGATCAATCCGGCGTGGCATTGCAGGCCCAGCAGCGTAAGGGTGACCGTGCAACGTATCACTACATCGACAACCTGGCTGTCGCCATCCGCTTCACTGGCAAGATTCTGATTGACCTGATCCCGAAGATTTATGACACCAAGCGCGTTCTTCGTATCCTTGGCGAAGATGGCACCGATCAGAAGGTGACGCTTGATCCGGATGAAGCCACACCACAACGTGTGCAACGTACTGCGGCAGGCGTTGAAACGATCTTCAACCCGACTGTGGGTCAATATGATGTTGAATCCGCTATCGGACCGGCATATGCGACACAGCGGCAGGAAGCCTTTGCTGCACTGACACAGATTGCCAGCCAGAACCCTGAAGTCATGAAGATCGCGGGCGATTTGATCATGAAAGCCGCAGACTTCCCGATGGCCGATGAACTTGCAGAGCGTCTGAAACGCACGATCCCGCCTCAAATCCTTGGCGAAGGGCCGCCACCTGAAGTCGCGCAGATGCAGCAGAAAATGGAACATATGGCGCAAATGGTCGCGCACTTGTCCGATGATCTGCACGCGGAGAAGGAAAACAAGAGTTATGATGAAATCAATGCTCAGGTCAATGTATACAAGGCTGAGACAGAGCGCCTTAAAGCCTTGGGCGGTGGCATGCAGCCTGAGCAGATTGGCATGCTGGTAGCGCAAGCTGTACAGCAAGCATTCCAGACGCAATTCCCACCGCAAACTCAACAAGATGCACAGCAACAGCAGCAACCAATGCCAGACAATCAACAACCAGTTGACAATGGTATGCCCCAGCCTCAAAATCCTGTACAAATCGCGCAACAACAAGGAGCGCCGCAATGAGTAAATATGTAGGGGTAGCAGTAGCTGATCCCGTCTTTGATTCTGTTACGGCGCTGAATGGCATTGTGAGCGCTGGCCCTGTCCTGATGCGTAGCACTCCTGCCGCCGTTAGCACTGTTGGCAATGCAACCTATACCGCTGCGCAGTTCGTAGCCCCTGCGATCATTCGCACTGGCCCAACTGGCGCATATTCCGATACCACCCCAACCGCTGCACAGATCATCCAGGCATTGCCGGGCGCCGTTGTGGGTAGTGGCTACTACATGACCATTGTCAACACCGTGGCATTCGCTGCCACCATCGTCGCAGGCACTGGCGTAACACTCAGCGGCACTACTGCGATTGCTGCAAGCTCTGCACGAGACTACATGGTCTATGTAACCGCACTTGCCAATCCGGCGACTGGTGCTGGTCCTACCGTAACCATGCAAGGTGTGAGCGCAGGCACGCTTTAACAAAGAGGAGATTCGTCTCCTTTTTTGCTGTTTTACAGCTTTACATAATACCGACTTGCTCCGGTCGAGCATGCTGATACATGAGAGGAATTCATGGCTGAAGTAGATGAAGTGGTAACGGATATCCCGGTTGATACACCTGAAAATCCGGCATTGCCTGTAGATAGTCCTGAGCCAGGCGCAGGAAGTGAAGTAGCTGAGCAACCTGTTGAGACGCCAACTGAACAACCCGATTGGGCAATCAAGCGCATCAGCAAGATTACCGCTCAGAAGCATGAGGCAGAACGGCAAGCAGAAGCAACGCGGCAAGAACTGGCAGCACTCAAAGCTGCGTATGAGACGCAAGGATTTACGCCACAAGCGGAGACACCTGCAACTCTGACGCCAGCAGAAGTAGAGCGACGTGCCAATGAAATCGCTGCCCAGCGTCTGCATGAGCAAACATTCAACCAACGCTGCAACAACGTTGCCGAAGCCGGAAAGAAAGAGTTCACCGATTTTCAGAAGTCGGTAGACACCCTTGTATCTGCAGGGGTAATGAACAATGGATTTCTGGAAGTGGCTACGCAGTTGCCTGATTCCCACAAGGTGCTTCAATACCTTGGCAAGAATCCTGAAAAGGCGATGGCAATTGCTGAAATGCCTCCTGTAACTATGGCTCTTGAACTTGCAAAGCTGGCTGGTGAAGCTGGCAAGTTGACGAGCCGCCCTGTGTCGAATGCGCCAGCGCCTATTGATCCCATTGACGGGAAAGGCGGTGGCCCAAGCGGTGAACCTGATCCGACCAATCTTGAAGCGTGGCTAGCATGGCGCGAGAAAGAAGTTGCGAAAGGTCGCCGCAGATAACCTCTAAAGGATAACTGCAATGGCAACAAACTCGCTTCTCACGATCAACATGATCACCAACGAGGCGTTGCGACTGTTCCGCAACTCCAACTACTTCCTGAACGTCATTTCCAAGCAGTATGACGATTCGTTTGCCAAGACTGGCGCGAAGATCGGCACAACTCTTCGCATTCGTTTGCCGAATGACTACATTGTCACTACTGGCAAGACCGTAACGCCAGAGAACACAACCGAACTGAATACCACTTTGACCGTGGCGACACAGAAGAACGTGCCGATTTCGTTCGGTTCTGCCGAGAAAGCCTTGTCACTGGACATGTTCTCGTCCCGCATCCTGAAGCCTGCCGTCAACAATCTGGCCGGTGCAGTCGCTGCTGACATCATGAATGCCGTGGAGATGGGTTGTAACTACATTTCCAAGACCGATGGCTCCGGTAACCTGCTGACTCCTGATGCAACTACCTGGCTGCTGGCTGGTGCGAAGCTGGATAACAACTCAGCACCGAAAGCTGATCGCAAGATCATTCTGGACCCGCTGACCCAAGCTCGTACTGTTGGTTCTCTGGCTGGCTTGTTCAACCCGCAGCGCAAGATTGACGGCCAGTATATGACTGGCGAAATGTCTACCGATACCCTCGGCTTTGATTGGGGCATGGACCAGACCGTCATCAAGCACACCAACGGTTCGTTTACTGCTGGTACGGTAGGGGCTGCCAGCCAGACTGGTAACACCTTGGCAACCAACGCCATCACCGGCTCATTGAACCAAGGCGATATCATCACCATCGCTGGTGTGTTCGCGATCAACCGCATCACCAAGGCAACCACTGGCGAGCTGCAACAATTCGTCGTGACTGCTCCGGTGCTGACTGGTGCTACCTCGATCCCGATCTATCCAGCTATCACGCCAGGTAACGTGCAATATGGCACCGTGACTGCATCGCCAGCAGCCAACGCTGTAATTACCCTGCTGGGCGGCGCTAACCTGGTGTATCGCAAGAACTTCGCGTTCCACCCAGAAGCGTTCACCATGGCTGCTGCTGATCTGGAACTGCCGAATGGGGTGCAAGATGCAAGCCGCGCTCAGTATGACGGTATCTCCATGCGGATCGTGTCACAGTTCGCGATCTTGAGTGATGACTTCATCACCCGGCTGGATATCTTGTACGGCTACCAGGCAATCCGTCCTGAGTGGATCGTATGCGTAGCTGACGTGCTCTGAAAGTTAATATGTAAGTATACTCCTCGGTACTCAGGTGCCGGGGAGTTTTCAGGAGTATCAAATGTCGACTGAATTCCCCAAATATGTTTATTTCACTGACGGCTCCAATGTTGTCCTGAAATCTCAGGAAGAACAGGACGCTGAACAGCGAGAATGGTTCAATACCCCTTGGGAAGCTGATGCGGCGCGAGGGGAAGAAGCTGTAGACAAGACCGAACTCTTGTTGAAGGCCAAGGCAGCAGGGATTATCGCTGATGGCCGCTGGTCGATCGCTCGTCTGCAGCAAGCCATTTCTAGCGCAGTGCAAGCTGTAGAGACAAAGGCAGAAGCTGTCGTAACTGAAGTCAAAGACGAGTTTCAATAATGGTCAAGACGCCTGGCGATATCATCAAGCTTGCTTTGAAGCAGGCGAATGTGCTGGGCGTTGGTCAAAGCGCCAGTGCCGAAGACACGAATGATGCATTTGATCTGCTGAATATGATGATGGCGCAATGGCAGCGCCGTCGTTATCTGGTTTATCATCTTGTTGAAACCAGCTTTCAGGCTACTGGCGCGCTTTCTTATACGGTTGGACCTGGCGGCAATTTCAATACGCCTCGTCCGTCCAAGCTGGAAGCCGCATACTTCCGCCAAGTCATTCCTTCTGCGCCGTATCAGGTCGACTACCCGCTCAATATCATCCGGGCGCGTGAAGACTACGACAAGATTTCGCTAAAGAACCTGAATTCGTTTCCGGCTTATGCGTTTCTGGACACGTCTTACCCGCTAGCCAATCTGTATATCTGGCCGCTACCATCGAGCCTGTACCAGATTTTCATTACAACGATGGAGCAAATCAACAGCTTCACGACGTTGCAGCAAACGATCAATCTACCCCCTGAGTATTTCGAGGCTCTGTATACCAACCTAGCTGTGCGTTTGGGCGTGATGTGGGGACTGCCTCCTAATCAGATGCTGATTACGCAGGCTGACGTTGCGTTGAACATTCTGGAAGCAACCAATGTACAGATTCCTCGTCTGGAAATGCCACGCGACTTGCTCACAGGCGCACGCTACAACATCTTCAGCGATACATTCAACGGATCGTAAATGAAAGTACCCCTGCTCACCGGCGCATATTCAACCCGTAGCCTGATTGCGTCAGCGCAGCGGTGTATCAACCTGTTCCCTGAGCAGAATCCGCAAGACTCTGAATTCCCGACTACGCATTACCCAACACCAGGCCTGAAATTGCTTGGGACGTGCCCACTGTCCGGCTGCCGTGGCGCATATCCGGCAAGCAATGGCACGCTTTACATGGTGTACGGGAATGCGTTATTCACGGTTGGGTCTGACTACAGTTTCAAGCAAATCGGGCTGCTGAATGCAGGATCAACGCAAGTCGGCATGGTTGACAATGGAACTACGCTTTTTGTAGTGGATGGAACAGCATCGGGATGGACCG